CGTATCCGCCTGCTGTGTAAGCAGAACCAGATGTGTTTGCAATTTCATTACCTGTTGTGTAATTTGCTGTTTGTGCGTTGTGTGAAGAACTTGAAGTGTATAATGCTAATTTAAAAGCACTTCCACCTGAAGCTTCAAAACTATGAAAAGCTTTTAATAACTCTGCTTTAAAAGAGTTACATAATGCTTGTACTGCGGCCATAATTAATCTCCTTTTTATGGTTGTTGTGATGGTAAAGGAAGCCTGATAACACCATCCTGGTACTCATCTCTTCTTCTTCTACCCTGTTGTTCGATTGCAAGTCTTTGTACGGCTTCTTGATAGCTTTTCTCGTACTGTGCAAGTAAGTCATATGGTCCTTTGAGGTATTTAAAAGCCTCAATTAGACAAGCATATAATAATACTTGTGGCGCATTTTCACTAACCCATGTTACTGTGGTAGTTGCGGAAAGCCCTGTTTCATTTCGATTCAAAGCTAATTCTATGTTATAAGCCACAGATGGCGTTGGCGCAAGATATAATGTGTTCTGATCCCACATTGAATAATATTTTGGAATACTTGTAGCATCCCTATTTGGCCAATATTCTGTCATGTAACTTTGGTCTTTTTGTATTAATCTAATTCGTGTAGGTGTCTGTCCTGTAGCTCCATCATAAATAGTAGCAAAACGAACAAAAGCCATAACACTAGGTATAGTTCCTGGAACAGTAACAAACTCATTTCCAATAGTTAAAGTACCAAACTCATATGCTCTAAAGCAATCTAAATCTACTTCTCTAAATATACGAAGTTCTGCTTGAGATATAAAAGTATTAACAATGGTATCCGTTAGTACATTACTATCTGTTTCAGTATATTCTCTTATTTGTGTTTGTAATTCTGCAAAAGTTGTCATGTAATTACCACCGCTGTTATGCCTAAATTCATATTTAACCTTGTATCTTGATTAGCTTGATCTGTACTACCTAATGGTTGCATTGTTTGTACTTGCACCGATTCATAAGCACCTGGTGCTGGAATAGGGTTAAATCGTTGTATTGTTTGTACAGCATTTAAAAAACCATTTGCTCCAATAGCAATTGATGCTCTTGATCCTCCTCCTGGACTTCCAAGTGGAACAATCGTACTTATAACCTGTGGGTTAGCATGTTGTAAGGACTGTGCGTCTGTTGGATGATTAGTTGGGTTTAATAAAGGTGATTTAGGTTCAAACTCTGAAGTATGTACCCAAGCGCCAGTCCATTCTTGTACCATTTCATTATACGGATAAGCTTGCCCATCTCTGTCAGATATTCTTAAAGCAAATCTTCCTGATGAATAACGAGCCATTAATATGATCCTCCTATTAAACCTACTCTAGGAACAAAATGAGAGCTTACATTTTCTCTGTTTGTATCAGCAGCCCTTTGAAATTCTTCTTCATACACTTGTTTTAACATTCCTACTCTATCAGGAGCATATTTCATAGATATGTAATAAGCCAAGCCTGCCGTGAGACAAGGCAAAAAAGAAAAAGGTATTTCATTATTATTTGTATAATCACCAGAGTCTTTCATTCTAAGCATTGCATAATAAACTACTGTAAAAGCTTCTGTAGCAGCGGGATATAAAAATAAAGTTGGATTAATTGTTTTTTCAAAATAATACTGTGTTGGTCTTCCACCAGAAGTTTTAACTGTATAATTTAAATATGTTGATCTACTTATAGGTGAACAAGAATATTCATTATTATTTGAATCACGAATAACTAAATCTGTTATTTCTACAATTTGAGAAGCATCACTTGCAGCATTACCAAACAAAGCCGTACCACTTAATTCAATAGTATTAGCAGCAAGAGCTGCTGTTTGTTTTTGTATTGTCCAAAGATTAAGTCCTCTATTAGACCATTCAGCTAAAAGAAGATTTAAAGAACGACGAGCGGTTCTAAGTTGGTACCCAGTACGATCTTGTAAACCGCATCGTTCAAAAGCTTCTTCAACTATTTCATCTATAGAAAAATCAAAATTAGCTGTGCTTGCATAAGTTGGCATTGGTTATTTTGCAATACCCATACCACGCTTCGCTATTCCACCGCCACGTTTGTTTAAAGCTCCTACAATTCTTTTCTTTTCTGCTTTTAAATTTTTCTTACCTTTTTTAGTAAAAGCTTTTTCAGCATCTACTCTTCCAAGTTCTTCTAATTTATTCATACGGCTGGTATTTGCTTTACCACCTTTTGCAAGTTTAGCAGTTTTTTTCTTAGGACTCATCATACCGCCCATATTTTTTTTAGCTATTTTTTTCTTAGGAGACATTCCGCCACCTCTTAATCTTGCAGTTTTCTTTTTACCCATCATGATAGACCTCCATTGATCTTTTTGTATTTATCTTTTCTAGATACAACGACGTCTCGATAGTATCCCTTTGGCCATTGATTATAATAACCTTGTTTGTGCAATTTATCAGAAGCTTGCTGTAATTGCGAGAACTTTTGTACTAGCATCATAGAATATTTTAAATCACTATCTACCTGTGGAATCTCACCTTCTGGAGCTACAAGAAATTCTTGTTCATCTACAGTTGCTGGATTTTGAGGGTGAAAACTCATAAAATATATATCTTTTAAATTGTATTTATCATTATACTCTTCTGTAGCTTCATGTAAATTATCAGGAGAATAACTGTAATAAGGGTCACAAAATACCAATATTTCTGAAACAGAAAAATCTAAATTTTTAATATGATTATTTAATTCTGTTTTATAGGTACTTCCTTTACTTTTTACGGACACCCAAACTTTTTTATCGTGCCATGCTTTTTTAGCAAAAGGACAAGCAGGAACACCTCCTAAATGAAGATTGGGAACTTCTAGATAATGTTTAGACCACAGCCTAACATCATTTATTATTTCTGTTCTATCTATCTTCCTGATGTGTACCGTCCATTTCAAAACGAATTGATTTAATGCGATAATTTAATTCCATTAACTCCTGCTTTACTTCTAATATATTTTGATCTGCTTTAATATCAGCAATCTCATCTTTAAACAATTCAAAATCACTATATAATTTACCTATATAAAACACGTTTCCACATGCAGCCGATATAAGGCCAACGCCAATAACAATGTTTTTTAAAGACAATTCAATCTGCATCATCCACCTTTTTATTTACACCTTTACACATTTCTCGCACAGTCGCAAATTTAGGACCAAGTTCTAGGTCTTTATATTTAGCACAATTAGCTAACAGCTCTAGCTCTTGTCGTAGTCTATCATTTTCACGAAGTAATTGTATAGTATCATCATTACAGGTGGATTGTAATGGCCAACTAAAACGTATGCCTACAGTTCCATTAACATCATCACTATAACTATTATAATTGTTATCAACATTACCATCACCATCTAGATACATAGTTTTACCATCAGTTCCTCTAAGTTCAGTGTACAATTCTATTCTACCACGTTCACAGTTACTGCTACTAGAGCCTAAATAATCATTTCTTGCCTGAGTTTTAGTGCTTAATAAACAACAAATAATTAACAACACTATTAAAAAAACAAGTAAACCACGTTCGTATTTCATTAATAACCGCCCGATGCTACTCTTTCGATTTCTTTGATATCATAACCAATTTGTCTAAGAGAGTCTGTGTTGCCTCTTACAAGTTCTTCTAACGCTTGATATTCTGCTTGTGAAGCTAATTTATATGATCCATCACGTAATGCTGCAACAATGCCCTCGAGCCTCCCGACCCATGTTGCCATTTCGGCCATTTCTTTTACGAGCTCCTCCCTTGCTTCTGCATAGTTCTTAGAGTTTCTACTTGTTTTATCTGTGTAAGTTCTGTGTATGTTGTCTATATCGCCATATATACGTTCTTCTAAATTCTCTACTTCTAATTGTAATAAAGCAATAGTGGCTGTACTTGCATCAATTTGATTTGTAAGTTTACTTGTGTAGTTAATTGCACCATAAACTGCTGCTAATACAGACAACACTACAGGAATTGACGCTAGATATTTGAAATAACCCATTTAACATTTCCATCTTTTCCTAGCTTGGCGTAACCTCGAATTAGGATTTTTAGCTGCTCCAGGAAATTTCTTTGCTTGTCCAGCACTGC